GTTCCTCAACTTGCTTTTCAGTTATTTCGTGCGATTGAACTCGCACACCCATGAAAGCACCCACACGCAAAAAGTTAGATGCCGTATTCAGCAAGTGGATCCGTATCAAAGATGCCAACCAAGCCGGGATAGTTGCGTGCTTCACTTGTGGAAAAGAGAACCATTGGACGAAGATGCACGCGGGGCATTTCGTGACACGAGCGAAGTACGCGACACGTTGGGACGATATGAACGTCAAACCCCAATGCCCGGCCTGCAACCTCTACGGAAACGGACAGCAGTACATCTTTGGCTGCCGTCTCGATGCCATCTACGGGGAAGGCACAGCGGAGCAGTTAATGATTAAAAGCCATCGCGCCCTGAAGATGAGCGAGGACAATGCCCAACAATGGGTGGAGCATTACAACAAGGAATTACAGGAACTTATCAAAGCAATTTCGTAACTTTACACTATGGCACGCAAATACACACGCCGATCCAAAGGGTTGGGAGACACCGTCGAAAAGGTGTTGGAGGTAACGGGGGTGGCAGAGGTCGCCAAGGCCGTACTCGGGGACGATTGCGGATGCGACAAACGCAAGCGTTGGCTCAACGTAGCGTTCCCCTATGCAGTACCGATGAACGAGGTACAGAAGACCTTGTGGCAAACCACCTTCGCAGAACGCAAAGAGGGCGAAGTGATGAAAGGAGCAGACATCGCAACGCTGGAGGGTTTGTACGCCGATGTGCTGAAGCGTAGACGTAAGGTGCAGGGGTGCGGGAGTTGCCTGGCATCGATGTTGCAGGAGTTACAAGGGGCATACGAGGCATCGTGCGATTCATAACTGCGGCCGTACTCGATGGCTACCGTCGGAACAAAGACAAATCCGTGACGGTACGATTCATCACACAAGAGAAAACATCGGCGGAAATAGCAGCCATCGATGAGTTGGTAGATGCCTACGGATACCTCGTGTTTCAAGAGAACGAACACAGCACCCAAGAACTGCGTGACCTCGAATCCCTGAAGACAGATTTCGATGCACCCAAAAGCAAGAGCCAACGCCTACGGGGTGTCCTATACAGGGTGTGGGAAAAGGAAGGGGAAGGGCAAGAGTTTGAATCGTGGTACAACCAAAAGATGGAAGCAATCATTCAACACTTCAAAAACCGACTATGAGCCAGCGTAGCATCGAATCGTTCCTCGAGAACATCCGCAACAACCGGATCCACACGAACAAAGAAATCGTGTATGTCATCCTCAAAAAGCAATCCATGAACTTGGACGAAATGCGCCAGTACACAGGGATGAAACACCAAACACTCACAGCATCCATTTCCAACCTGATGGACGAAGGGCTGCTCTTTCAGTACAAAGACAGGTTCTACATCAGCGAACCCAATCAGGTAGAACTGCTCCAAGCTCAACGCAAGTTGGAGCGATACAAGAAATGGGTCAAAGCCGGGGAGCGTGAGGGATTCTTTGAACAGCGGGAAAAGCAACTGCAAACTACAACCGAAAACAAATGCCATTCGTAAAAGGACAAAGCGGCAATCCGGGTGGGAGACCCAAAGGAGCCAGCAACAAAGCCACGGCTGAAGCACGGGCCGTATTTATGAAGTTGATGAACGGCCAGGTGGAACACATCGAGGCCGCGTTGGAGGAACTACGGGCCGAAAGTTCCGAGAAATACATCGGAGCGTTGAGCAAGATGATGCCCTACTTTATGCCCAAACAGGAACACACCGAAATCACTTTGCGCGGCCCACACAAAGCCCCGAGTTGGTTTAAGGATATGCCCGTGAATGAAGTTAGCGAAGACCTACTATGATGTCAAAGGGTGCGACACACGCATCCAAGTACATCAGGGAGGCACGCGATCGGGGAAGACGTTTAGCATCATCACGGCACTCATCGAGTGGTGCGCACTCAACGTAGATGCCGGGTGGATTATCACGGTCGTGCGTAAGACGTTTCCATCCTTGCGTGGATCCGTGATGCGCGATTTCACGGAAATCCTGATGAAAGAGGAATGGTACGATGAGCGGAGCCACAACAAAACGGAGAACCTATACGACCTCTTTGGCAACACGTGGGAGTTCATCAGCGTAGACCAACCCCAAAAGGTGCGGGGACGTAAGCGGAACATCTGTTTCATCAACGAGGCCAACGAGCTGACGTTCGAGGATTGGCAGCAACTCGTGCTGCGAACCACGGACAAAATCATCATCGACTACAACCCGTCGGATGAGTTCCATTGGATCTACGACAAAGTGATACCGCGTGAGGATGCGACATTCTTCCAAACCACGTACCGCGATAACCCGCACCTGAACGAGGACACGATTAACGAAATCGAACGCCTACGGGAAATCGACGAGGTGTATTGGAGGGTGTACGGCCTGGGTGAGCGCGGGCAATCCCGTGAGACAATCTTCCAATACTCGCTGTATACGGAGTTGCCAGCACAAGCTCAACCCATAGCATACGGGCTGGACTGGGGATACGCCAATGACCCTACCTCGTTAGTCCGGGTGTACACACTTGGGGATGCGTTGTACGTGGAGGAAATCCTGTATCAAACCCGGATGACCAATGCCGATATAGCCGAGGAACTGCGACGGTTGGGTATCGACCGCAGAGCCGAAATCATAGCCGATTCCGCAGAACCCAAATCCATCGAGGAACTGCATCGTATGGGGTTCAACATCAAGCCAGCCAAGAAAGGTCCGGATTCAGTTAGGATAGGAATCGACTATATGCGGAGGTGCAGAATCTTCGTGCGCGACACCGACCTCAACGCCCAAAAAGAGTTCCGCAACTACAAGTGGATGACCGACAAAAACGGGAAGGTATTGAACCAACCCGTCGATGCGTTCAATCACATCGTGGATGCGGTTAGGTACATTTGCCTGAATAAGTTGATGAAAAAATCCGGACACTATGTCTACTCGTAAACGCATCCAAGTACCGGAATCGATGGCCGATGTGACCGTCGGCAAATACATCCAACTCGTGAAAGCCAACGACCCACCCAAGGAAGGGATGGAGGCCGTGCGTTTGGGTATCGAAATCTTGTGCGGGTTGCCCCGGCCTATGGTGCAGCGTATCGCATTCGCAGACATAGCGAAAATCGCTCGCATTATGGGCAAACTGATTCAGCCACCCAAGATGGAGGAATACCCGCTCGTTCCAAGGTTTACGCTCGGGAACGTGGAGTACGGGTTTGTCCCGGATTGGAGTGAGTTGTCGCTGGGTGAGTTTGTGGATCTTGAGGAAGCGTGCAAGGGCGATGTGTGGGAACACCTGCCCGAAATCTTGGCGATTATGTACCGACCTATCGTGACCTCGATGGGGCCGCTATATGAAATCGCACCCTACAAACCGTCACCCGGCCAACGCGACAAGATGCTGGAGTGTCCGATGAACGTAGCACTCGGGGCGATGGTTTTTTTTTACAATACAGGGAAGGTATTTGGGCGAGGTACGGAGCCATCTTCGCAGGGGAGCAATCCAAGATGGGCGCAAAGTGGGGGTGGTATCAGGTTATTCATGGGTTGGCTCAAGGGGATATTCTCCGGTTTGAAGCGGTGACTAACCTGCGCATCGAGGAGGTGCTTACCTACCTTGCATACGAAAACGATTTGAACGCCAGCAAGAACACAATCAATGGTAACCCTATCTGACATCGACACTATCCTGCGCAACCTCGCCGCGAACCACAGCCAAATCCGGGCGTTTTACACCACGGCATTGGATGAGTTGGACATTGACAAAATCACAATCGATATGTACCCGCTGTTCTATGCGCAATGCACGCGCATCAGCACGAGCGAGAATGCGGAGACGTTCACATACGAGTTTGTGGTGGCAGACCTTGTCATTGAGGAGCAGCAGGGGGTGGATTTGATTCAGGTGTATTCCGAAACGCACCTCATCATGCGCGACATCATTGCGCAGTTCAACCTTGCAGCCAGCACCTCCGGGCAGTTCGTGCCGGGTAAGTGGGTAGTTGGATTCCCGCTAAACCTCAACCCGTTCACGGCCAGGTTCAATAACCTTTTGACGGGGTGGGGGTGTGAGGTAGACATCAGCGTTCCAAACCCGATTAACTTGTGCGATGCCCTTTATTGAGTTTCAGGTGTTGTGGCAGGGTGAGCTGAAGCCGTTCACCTGCAAACAACTCTATACGGAAATGGCACTCACGGCCGATCGCATCGCGGCCATAGCCAGGGAGACACTTGACAATCAAAACAAGAATGCCACAGGCAACCTGTATAGGGATGTGGTGTGGGAAATGCCATTGGGCGACAAAGGGTTCACGCTGACCTTTCCATTCAAGAAATCGCCCTATTGGAATTTTGTAGACAAAGGGGTGCAGGGTTTTGCCAGCAACGCCAAAGCCCCCAATAGCCCGTTTAAGTTCGGATCAGGAACGGGGCCGAAAGGCAAACTGATTCCTGCGATTGACCAATGGACGATTTCTAAAGGGCTACCCGAAATACGTGATGCCCGAGGGCGGTTTGTTCCTCGGCAGCAAATGGTTAAGCGCATCGCACGGAGCGTGTACCTTTATGGTATCAAACCCACGTACTTTATCAGCGACCCATTTGCAATGCTTTACACTCAAGCGATACCCAAGTTGGAAAAGGCATTCAAGTTGGATGTGGAGGATTTCCTCACCAAAAATATGCCCGAGGAAATGGCGGTATCATTTACAATATCAATAGGATGACGATTAACTATCAACCTTCGCACACGATTCTTGGGGCAAACGATTTGGCCGTGTACGTAGTGTACGACGGTACAAATGTGAGCGACCCCAAGTTCCGCTATATCTGCCAAGTGTTTGATGGACTAACAGAACTTGCGAAGTTGAAGCAACTGCCCAACTCCGCCGATGCCGGGGTGTTTGACATTCACCGCATCGTAAGCGATTACGTGCAGCAGGATGAGGGCATCCACGGATCTGCGATGTTTACCGGGTTCACCAAAGCGTACAAGGAAATCACAATCAAGTTTGGATACGAATCGGCAGCCACAGCAACCGATGAACCCGTAGAAGTGTTGAACGTAATCAGCACCACGGACATCTTTGTCAACGCGCAATTCGAGCAGGTATACAGCGCCTACGATGGAGGCATCAACGATACGTTCATCCCGGATGGAGCAACGAGCAAATTTGCGAGTATCCTGCCCACGGAAATCTATGCCCAAGTAAAGGACTACGGCACGGTCACGCTCGTGAATGCAGGATACATGGGAACCCGCTACGTGTACATCCAATACTTTTCGGGGAACACGGCACTCAACAGCCACCATTTCACCGTCCCTGCGACCAGCACGGCCGCAAACAAGTTGCAATATATCGGCATCTACCCAGCCAACTTGCAGGATCAAACAATCAACACCTCGATGCGGCCGAGTGCGAATGCCGGGTGGACACATTACACCGTCGTCCTGAAATCGGGAACGCTTCCCAGCAGCCCCAAGATGAGCCAAACGTACACGGTCTTCCTTGATGAGGAATGCAAGTATCCCTATACGAGGTTGGCCTTTTGGAACTCACTCGGGGGCTGGGACTACATCAACTTTCGGAATGCTACAAAGCCCAAGGTGAAGGTGTCGAAACAGGATTACGATACCATTGGGGGAAATTGGTTTCAGGCAGGGCCAGGAGTTCCATACGCACGCATCGCAAGCGATGGAGGTACACGCACGGTCAACACGGAAATGGAAAGTTCGTACTCCATTTCGAGTGGCTTCTATGAGCAATCGTATAACGCGGTGTTCAAAGACCTTTTATTGTCCCAGCGCATCCTCCGTTACGAGTTGGGTCATTGGATTCCGACCGTGATGAATACCAAAGACCTCGACATCCAAACGCAACTGAATGACAAGTTGATTCAGTACGACCTCGAAATCCGCGACGGCAAACGCACCTTCCAACTACGTTAATGGTACAGATTTACGCACACGGGCAATCGGGATCGGGAGGTGTTGAGTTGGAGTTGATGGGCGCATCGGTCGAAATGAACTTTCAGATTCAAGATATTTCCGACCTCACAGCCGTACAAGCTCCGCACTCCAACACGTTCCAACTGCCGTTTACGCGCACGAACAATCAATTTTTTGGGCATTATTACGAGGCAAACATCGCCACGGGAACCTTCAGCGCATACGCTGAAACTACGGCCGAGGTATTGAACGATGGCAGAATCATCTTCCAAGGGGTGCTGCAACTGCTTGAGGTAGATACCCAAGCGATGATGTATAGGTGTGTGGTATTCTCATCCACAGCATCCTTGTTTGAAAAGATACGCGGCAAAAACTGGGCTGACTTTTTTCGGGGTGATGACATCAACCCGTACACCGATTTGGATCACGCACTCATCGCCGCGAACATTATTGATTCTTGGTATTTGTCACAAGACATTACACTTGGAGCAGTTGGGGCCGGAGTCATTGTTTATCCTATGACCGACAATGCCTTGCACGTTTACAACGAAGACCAAGAAAGCCAATGGTGGGGAGAACAAGGGCAATCAGGAGCGGGTGGGCCGTCGGGGCAATCAGCGGTTTTTTCCGATGGCATTCGTCAGATGCGCCCCTTCCAATTTCGCCCTGCGATTCAGGTGAAATGGCTGTTCAACGAAATCGTGAAGCGTTGCGGATTCGTGGTGCAGAGCAACTTTTTTGACACCGCCGATTTCGAGAAAATCTATATGTTTTTAGGCACGCAAACGGAGCGTGTCGTAGGCCGCAATACATATTCGGCAAAGGTGGGTTTAACCGCAAATCAAACAATCATAACCCAAGAGGGATTTCTAAATCAGTTTCTGCCTACCAATGAAGCATCGCCCAACTTTGATCCTGATAACCACTTTGCCTCGGGTGTTTTTGTGGCTCCTTTCACAGGAAGTTTTCAGTTCATTTGGGCGATGGAAATTACGAGTCCGGCAGGGGTCGGGACGTACTCGTTTGTGACGGTGGCTGAAACGCCACAGACGGTTTTCACGGATGAAGTAAGTTATTCAAGAGGAACCACGGAACAATACTTTAGATACTTTTGGAAAGCGTTGGCAGTCGGTCAAGAACTGCGGTTTTACACAAACGTCTACGGGGTAGGAAGTGCCACGATTATAGCAGGTGAAAACACCTACGTGCAAATGGTGAACTACCAAAGCGGTAGTGTCGGCATCGTGGATGTGATTGCCAACTTCCCAAAGATGTCTGTAGATACGTGGATGAAAAGTATCATCACGAAGTTCAACCTCGTGGTAGCCCCAGCACCCAAGGAAAGTGTATTCATCAAATGCGAGCCGTGGCCCGATTTTGTCGCGGTGTCCGATAAAACAAAGGATTGGACAAACAAGGTAGATTGGAACGCATCGATGGTGATGAAGCCCACTACCAATGACCAAAAAAAGGTGCTGATTTTCTCGGATGCTGAAGGCAACGATTACAAGAATAAAGAGTTCCAAGAGTTAAACAAAGAGGTCTACGGAACGTACCGATATGAGAACCCCAATGCCTTTGCTACGGATGAGGAAACCATAGGCGGAACGTACGTGCCTCACCACTTGAGTTTGCTGCGCCGAACCAATCCGAGCCAATTCAATTATCAATATAGGTGGCATCACTTGTTTCAATACGAGGATGGCGATGACAAACCCGCCACGGGTGGGCCGATTCTTGCATTCTACCACGGTCTCAAATCGATTCCTCAAGAATTATGGATTGATGGGGTAGACACATCGTTTCATTCCAATTTTACGATTTACAGCGATTACATAACAAATGAAGATAGTTGGTCGTTAGCATGGCATCCACATCCGTATCAGTTTTGGGCACTTGGGGAACCCACGGATTACGGATGTTATAGGAAATTTTGGGCTGCCTACATCAACGAATTGTATTCCGAGGATTGCCGTATCCTCGAATGCACGATGTACCTAACCACGGATGACATCCGCAACCTCGAATGGAGCGATTCGATTTGGATTTTAGATTCGTATTGGCGCGTGATTTCCATCAGCGGGTGGAACGCCGACGGTGACAAACCTGCGAAAGTCACCCTGCAAAAGGTGCTGGAAAAAGGGGCGTACGATTGCGATGTGATTATCGATCGCTTTGAGGCCGACGGCACTATCACGTTTACGGACACGGAGGGCAACCCGGCATCTGGCACTGCGAAGTGTTGCGTGCGGTACGGGTACTTGTGGGACAGCGAAATCGGCGAATGTTTTTGGCGCGTTCCGGGAGGGGGGCATGACAACGAGAATCCGATTGGCACGCCTACGGATACAGGCCCAACGAACCCGATTCCCGGCACGGAACCTCCGTACCCTTTCGAGGGGGAGGAAACGGTCGTGCATACCGGAACCACGGGCGATGTCCCGATTGCGATTTCCTCGTTTCAGTTAACTACGCTCACCACGAATGCCACCCCTACAGAGGCCGTAGAAATCAAAAGCGGCAAAATCTATATGGGTCAGGAAGGCATCTACTCGATGCGCATCACGGTCGTGGCTACGGAGGTAGGGGGAACATCGGGAACCATAGGCCACACCCACCATCAAGAATGGATTGGAACAGCACAGGTAGTGCAAAATGTGGCACGCATCGTAGGGCAGCACATGATTGCAGAGGTAAAGAGTACGGGGGGCGGAGCAAAGACAATTACGTTATCGGCCATTTCGGGCTACCCCAGCGAGTTTAGGATTCTTGTTTCAGGGGCCAATAACGTAGATGTTATGTGGGCTATTGATGTAACTATGTACCGCATTAGCACCATCAAACGGATGATTCCGGATGTGACCGATGAGGGCGATGCGTTGTGGGAAAACTCGGATGAAATCCTGTTCGAGGATGGCGTGTTTATGAACTGGGAATGAAAGAGTGGCTCAACATAGTGGGGTATAGCATCCCCGACATAGTGCAGTATGGACAAGCTCGTAAGGTCTACGGGCATCCGATATTGAACCGATTTTTTGGGTTGTATAGTATGGACAAATCCTTGCGGGAACGCAAGAATATGATAAAGCACAATGCAGGACACAGAGGTTAAAATCACGGGCGATTCCTCGGAAGCCATTGCCGCGTTGGAAGATGTCGGAAAGGCAGCAGAAGACACACAGGCCAAACTCGAAAACACAGGCAGGAAAGGTGCTGAAGCCGGGGGTAAAGCCACGGGAGGGTGGAAAGACGGTCTGAACCTGTTTAAGGATTTGCTGCCTCGCAACCTGCAAATGCTTCAGCGGCGGTTTGAATCGACCTCACGCCAGGTAGGGCGGATGGGCGGATCGTTCAAGATTCTCGGGGCTGCAATCAAAGCCGTACCTATCTTTTTAATCATTGAAGGGTTCCGCTGGCTGATTGACAATTGGGAGAAAGTATCTGATTTCCTCACGGGAACCACGGAGGGGATGAAGGCCATGAAGACCGCCGCAAAAGAGGCATCGTCAGCAGAAAACCAATTCACCAATAGCACCCAGTTTTTAGCGCAATCCTTGTTGGACACCAACGCTTCCATCGATGAACGTAACCAAGCCCTGAAGGAATTGCAGAAGTTGATGCCCGAGTTGCAGGGCATGACTTTGGAACAAGCCACAGCGGAGGGGGTGTTGACCCAAGCCCTGAAAGAGCGTATGGTGTTGGAGGGTCAGATGGCAGAAATGCGTTCCCTGCAACAAGCGTTGGAAGATGCGCAGACCAAAAAACGCGATGCACAAAAGGCATACGATGAGTATTCGCGGTTAGCGATTTTTTCACGTGCCATCGAGCAGGGCAAACTGAATGAGGCGTTGGAGGATGAGACCATGATTTTGGAGCGTTTGGAAGTTTTGAATCGAGGTGTCCTACAACAAGAGGGTGAGTTGGCGCGTGAGGCACAAGAGCGAGCCGATGCGTTAAAGGCACAACAGGAAGCCCAGCGCAAAGCCGATGAAGCAGCACGCAAGGCCGCCCAAGATGCCAAAGCCAGGGCGGAACTCAATCGCAAATTGGATCGTGAAATCACACTCGCCAAAATTGCCGATGACCGTGAGCGTGCCAAAAAGGAATTAGAGTATGCCCTAACGGACGAAATTGAGAAAGCCAAAACCATCAATTCGAGCGAGGCAACTATCAACAAAATCCGGGAAAAGTATCGGTTGGAGTTGCAGGATATGCGTGCTAAATGGGCAGAGGAAGATGCATCCGAGGCACAGCGTGAGACCGATTTGCGCAACGCATTTTGGGCGGACTATATGGAACGTGAAAACGAAATGTTCCAAACGGAACGTCAGCAAGCAGAGGCGCGTATTATGGCTGAAATGGCCGAGCAGAAAGCTCGCATTGACACGTTAGGTTTGAGCCAAGAGGCAGCCAATGAAGCCAAGAAACTCATTGAGGAACAATACCTGATTGAGTTAGCGAGGTTAAGGGACAAGTATATCCAAGACGATTTGGCTGCCGAAAAAGAAGCCACGGATGCGTTCAACGCTTTATTCTTGACAGACAAAGAAAAGCGTTTGGCCGATGTAGAAGCCGAATATCAAAAGCAGTTAGCCGTCGCCACAGAATATGGTTTGGACATCGTAAAACTTGAGGAATGGAAGGCCAAAAGGATTGCGGAAATTGAAGCCGATACCGTCAGAGAATCAGAAGAAAACGCGGACAAACGATTCCAAGCCATCCAAGGTTTTGCCAGCGAGGTCAGCGGCATCTTTGGGCAACTTGCAGATTTGAGTGAGGAAGGCAGCAAGCGGCAGCGCAAGTTGGCAATCGCAGAGGTTTTGTTGAGCCAAGCGCAAGCGATGGCGAGTGCGGTAAGGGGAGCAGCGCAGGCAGCGGCATCAACCGGGCCGGGTGCACCATTCGTGTTGGCGGGATACATTGCGTCTATGTTGGGAACTATTCTCGCCACGTTTGGAAGCATCAAACGAATCATCGGCGCACCCCAAGGGAGCGATGACCCTCCGACGGCAAACCGCCCAATTCAGCAGGCACTCATCCCCAACGTAGCCCCGGCAGCGAACCCGCAGTTGAACATCGGCCCAGTTCAAGCGTACGTGGTTGAGAGCCAAATGCAAGCGCAACTAAATATGACCGCAGGCATTGCGCGAAGGGCCA